CCTTTTAACTCTACTATTTTCCTCCAGCATAGCAGTTTTAAATATTTCTGAAGCATTTAACTTAATCAACAACTCCTTATAATCACAACATCCCTCTTTATAGGTATCAATAACTATCTTTAAAATATTATTATTAAATGTTATAGTTTGAGGATCAAAAACTTTTCTTTGATATTCTTCAGATTCATGCAATTTTTTAGTATTAGCACTATATATTTGTTTTCTTTTTGGATCAGACTTAGTTTTACGGATACTAGTGCCCCTTTTTTCTAACACATAATTCCTAAAATTAATATCCTCCTGCATTTTTTTATTAAGAGCATCATTTGCTAATTTAGATAACTTTGCTATTCTGTCGTCTCTTTTATTTCGCTCTTCAACACTCAATCCTGAAATATATTCTTTTAACGCAATACTTATCTGTTCATTGGTTTTTTTCTTATCATCTTCAGACCTATTTTCCAATCCTTCTCTTACCCTATTCTTATACCATTCTCTAAAATGTTCATCTTTCATCATCTCTTGAAATTTTTCATTTGCTTTCTTTCCCCAAACCCCTCTATTCTTAGAATGATAATTGTAATGATCCGAAAACCCCATCCATACTAGATTTTCTGGGGTATTATTATATCTATTATAATCTTTATGGTGAACGGTGTTAAAACTACTATTATGTTCTTCAAATATCATAATATTCTCTTCACCAAACTCTTTCATATACTCCGCTACCATCCTATGAGTGTATACCCATTCATTACATTCGTGGTCATATACCATCTCATATGCATTCCCTTTGTCATATATGTTCTCGTATTTTTTATCAAATGATATAAAAGAATCTCCGACCTCCAATTCTTGCGCTTCTACCATTCCTTTATTCCAAGTGGGCCATTTATGATTTAATGTACATGTCACTGATTTTCCATTATCTAATGTTATCCTCATAACATCAGCGTTTTTATTTGTTATATGAGCATGAGTAATCTCGCCCGGAACAATCTTACCTGTTTCTGGATCACAACTATATGTCCATAAAGATTTTCCTTCTGATTTTTCCTTGATAATCTCTCCCAACTCCAAATTCCTACCGTCTAGGAGACATACTTTAGTATCCAATGTTAAGCACCCTCCGTCCAATGTTGTCACATCCGAACCATTTCCACTATCTGGTTGAGAAAACCAATAGTCTTCAAGCATGCTCAAAATATTCGCCTGACCACCAACCTCGCCAGTTACTTGATTATAAGTTTTTCTCTGACGATACTCCAATTTAAGTTTTTCTACATATGCCATCGCCTGAGACTTGGGCATGTTACCTGTAGCAATCTTCCATATTCTTCGCTCTGGCGCTCTAACAATACGATAAATAAGTACTGCTTCTTCAAGAAGTTGCAACTGTCGCCATACCTTTTTAACTTTTTCAAGATAAGATAGGGAAACTCGCTCTCCAGTATCCTGATTATAAGCAACTTCTCCATATCTAGCATATGCAATTGCCTCTTTCGGTATCAATAATTTTTGTCCACCTTTATTAGATCCTAATTGAAAACTAGTAATCGTACCATCTTTATCATATATAGGGAATGTATTATCCACAGACAGACGTCTTACTCGTTTTAATCCTTCATGTGGTTTATTAGGATTACTAACCTTCTCATACGCAACTTCGCCTAATGTCAAAAAACTCATTAACACTTCGTGGGCATCTTTATGAAATTTCATTAATTCATCTACAACATAATCCCATTCTCGTCTTAATATCTCTCGTTTGTTTACATGATTAACCAAATCAACATTTAAAATATCCATAATAACAACATCGCCCGTATCTTCGTCAGGATTAACAATTTCATTGGCCAATGTTTCTAAGGCATATCCAATTTCAGGAAATTCTGCCATTTGACGATATATTCTTAATTTCGTACCTTTTGTAGCTTCTTCATAGTTAACATATCTTTTATAAGGACCATAACCACCAGATTGCATCATAGCAAACGGTTGATGAACATTATCATCCGGAGTATCCGCTACAGATATTCCGCGATCTTCTTTACGATCCTCTACTTCTATATTAGCAAAGATTTTTACAATCTTCTCTATGAAATTTTTGGACTGACTATTATTAAAATCAAACATATTACCTTTATTTATATCACGAAACTAAAATTTGAAGTTTTTTTCTGTAATAACACGAAATTCCCATCCCCGTGATTCACAATATTGTTGAGCCGCGCTCCATTTTGCTTGATTAGTTTTATACATTTTTTCTTCATATAACATAGTAGATCTTTTTTTATTTTTAGAATTTACCGGCGGTTTAGTTTGAGCATGCGGTTTTATTTCTATCAATAACCTTCTTCCATTTTTTAATACAACAATAAAATCCACAAAATAATTTCTTTTTCTTAAACTATTAGGTTGTCTATATGGTATAGAAATTGACTCTGATCCCCATCGAACAACATTATCGCTATTATCTAAATAACGCATAAAAGAGCTTTCCCATGCGCTACGCGCCACGCAACTCTTCTTTTCTCCAAGGTATTTATGTTGGTTCGTTGGAATGAATATACTTTTTTTGTAGTCTTTTCTGCTACTCACTAGAAATCATCTCTAATAGAAGTTCTATAGTCATATCACAATCGGCATGTTTCTTCATGTTTTCTATAGCATCTATAATCCTTAAATTATTAATGTTTGATATTACTTCTATATCTATATCATTTAAAAATCCATGATATCTATCATAATAAGTATTACTATCTATATTATGCGCCTGAGTAAAATGACGCGCTAACGACATTAACCTCTTAAACTCTTTTCCACAAATTTCACAAGAACTTTTCATTTAAAAAATTATTCCATTTTTTTATTGGTTTTCTTTTTTCTTCGCTCAATGTTATCACCAAATAATTTAGTTTTTACTCTAGAAATACCACTAGCAGTTGTTTGATCTATACCATCCGCATTATCTGTATTTATGGTATCCGATTGCGATCCTACATTAGTTGCAGAAGATACTACACCACCGCCAGAAACTCCATTCTCATGAAACTGTTCTGTTTCTTCGCCCTTTTTATAACGAATCGCAGAATCTGTAAAACCTAACAAATTCTTATCAAAATAATTTAAAAGATGCTTTAATATTTCACTATGTGTACCTTCAGTATTCACATGCTTTAATTCATCCCATTCTCTACGCTCACCATTTGGATTTAATTTGCTGAAATATTGCAATTTACATCGACCATTTCCACTACACTTTCCTTGTCTATCAAACCCATCTATCGCAATTACAAATTTAGTTTTAGCGTTTTTCATTATTTCATTATGAGGTTGATTCTTTTTACCACTAGCAAACTTTATAATAACCATTCCCGCATCATGATCTTCGCCTACTGGATGAAACCTAGCACTAAAAAAACGCGACTTAGAGTCTTTATGACTAATAAAATCTTCTAATGCTTTAATAAACTCCGCAGACGACATCGCAGAAACACCATTAATTTCTTTACGACTTATGGTGTCTTCTATACGTTTTAATAAATCAGATTTTGCCATATCGCCCTAAATAAAAATACCCTGTAGAAGAACTAATCTTCTACAGGGTATTTATAATATTCTTTATCTACTGTTTAGTCGTTATACGAATCGGCATGTGCCTTTGCGTCAGCGGCAGATTTTCCTTTAGAAATAGCATGATCGTAACGTGCTTTCCACTCATCCTTTGGTTTCTTTTTCAAAACTTTTCCTAACAATCCTTCATTTTCCAACGGATCCTTTTTCTTTAACTCATCATTCTTTTTTGCCAATTCTTCCTCAGCTTTAGACGCTTTTGTTTTTGCTACATCTGCCTTTGTTTGCGCAACCTTATCCTTATTCCTAGCAAGAACTGCTTCATCAAGCTGTTCCATCGCTTCGCGAAGAATAATACCAGCGATAAAACATGCTTCTGCCAAAGAATAAGACTCTTCTGTTTTTTCTTTGCCTAAAAGCTGTCCAATTGCTTCTTTATCACTCATACCTTTAGATTTCAATGCTAGATATTTACTATATTGTGCCTCAGGAACACCTTTCATAATAGCTTGCATTTTTTCTTTTCGACCTTCCGCCTTCTCACCTTTCGATCCCGGAATACCCTTTTTGTCAACTTTTTTTGCCGTATCTTCACCAGATCTACGACTAAACTTTGTTCGACTTTCCCCGCCTTCATACCTTGCTCGTCCCAAAAACTCAAGCAAAGTTTCATTTTTTTGCTTATCCAATGAGTTATTCACTGACTCAACAATATCTTTTAATCCACGATTACTCATAAATTCCTCCATTACTTCTTTATTTATAAAAAAATTATTCAAACCTTAATTTTATTGTTTCTGAATTGAATTTGTTAAACATCAATCCATGGTAATAGTTTCTTAATCTACTTTAGTTTTAGTTGTTTTTTCTTTAATAGACGCGGATAAAGATGCTGAAATATCGCAAGCTCCGCCACCACACGCTTGACCACTAAGTTCCGAAACATCAATATCATAATGATCTTCTTCCACAGTTGACCAATCAATATCTACATAATCTCTTTTCAGGTCTATCCATTTTTTCCAGACATACACATGTTTAAGCATATGGGAACATTTACGAAGATTGCCTTCACAATATCTTTCTGCAAATTGTTTGAATCTTCTTACCCAATCCATTTTAAGTGTATTTATTTGATATTGTTCAAAGTCGTCGTCAAAACAAGTCATTTGTTCTGCGTATTCGGTAAGTTTAACGGACCATTCTTTATTAGTATATCCATTTTTAAGAGGTAGTAACGGTTCTTTAGGTTCAACCATTTCGGTTAAAAATTCTCCAATGCCTATTGCAGTATCGCAAGCAGACCATAGATTATTATTAAACGCTTTTAATCCATCAACAATAAGACCTGAAGCAAACACTGTTCCTTGACCATAAGTTTGAACTAATTCTTTTTCATTTAATATAGTTACAAAAGGAGCTTGCGGATAATCTAAATCACCAGAACCAGAAAGTAAAGAAATTCCAGCAAACCATTTTCTATTTTGAAAGATATAATTTTCGACGATATCCCATTCTTGTTCACCTACAGAAATAGTATTAGAAATATTATGTCTTAACCACGGACTGATTTCATCGTTTCTTTCAGTCCGAGTGCCGTATTCTACCCAATTTTGTTGAGATAGTTTAACGTGTTCCAACAGTTCAATAGCGTTCATTTGATTTTTAGTTTTTGCGCCATCAGGAACTTCACACAAAAATGTAATAACTAAATCAGTATTATTATTAGACCATACCGATTCTTCTACTGCGGTAGGATTAAGTGTAGCGAAATGTTGAACGGGAAATTCCAGTTTATTAGCTTGAACTCTTCTTAAATATCTTCTAGCATGTGACGGGTGTATTCCAGAACTTGTTCCAAGAATACACGAAGCGGATCCTGATGGTTTTACACAAGTAGCACGAACACAAGGATTTATTCCTAACTTCTCTGCTATTTCTTTATTTACATCTAATACAATTTTTGCTCCGTTTTGTTGTATTTTCTCATTGAATATAATATCAGGGTTATCCATCATTCCAGTAATTGAAACTCCTAATAGAGCATCTCTTTTTACAATGTTTTCTGTTACTTTAGAGAGATAATTAAAACTATCATAAGTAGCTTGAATAGTACCTAAGATAGCAGAAGCACGACAGGCATCATAAAAATCTTGTTCCGTTTTAGCCTTCTTCCCATTTATTTCTGTTAGATTACAAAAACCAAAACCGGAGTTACCATTTTCGTCATAATTGTAAAAAGAAATTTCGCTGCAAGGATTAAATAGTGTCTCCAAAGAGTCTGTCCAAATAAAGCCGGGTTCACCAAATTCTTTAACAGATTTCATCAATTTAGAAAATTGTTCTTTAGTAGTGCCATTTCTTAAAAGTACAGCCGAATTATTGGATCTTCCTCGCTGTGGGTTCTTGATGAACCAATCGCCAGTTTTTGCTTTATACATTTCTTCGTCGTCTACCGAAAAAAGAGCGATACAAGCGGAACGTCGAATTCCTCCTGAAATAACGGAGTCTGAGGTGTGCATGATTATATCATACGCTTCAATAGGCTTTAGATTAGTTTCCTGCCTTTCTTTTAAAATAGTATCTAATAACATTGTGATATTTGTAATAGCGTTTTTTAATCCTTCCGCCCCCGGAGCTTTACCTCCCCATGAAATAGGAGTACCTTGTGGTCTAATCATGGAATAATCAAATTCAATCTCGTATCCAGAATAATTTTGTGTAGTAGTTTTTACATCATATACATAATAATCTTCCTCGCTACGGAAATATGATTGCATTAATACACCAATAGCGTCAGACCAACCTTCAATAGAATCAGGTATAACAAAAGTTGTTTTTCCTTTGTCTCTTGGTTTAATAGTAGGAAGTTTAGCTATATGGTGTTTTTGAACTGAAAATCCAACACCACAACCACATAAAAGCAAATACATGCATTCTTTGAAAAAATCAACTTTATCCACATAGGCGGCTGAACAATTATAGATTTTTGCTTGATGCTTTAAAATTGGGTTACCACCAAATTGCAACGCTCTTTGCGATCCTAGAATTCTTTTTTTCTTTAGCATTTCTTTAGCAAAATTGAATTCTTCACGAATCAACTCCAATTTAGCACCTAAATGCTTTTCGTGCATATCGAAAACTCTATCCACTTGTTCATTCCAAGTTTCTCTCCTTTTCTTTTCAGGTAGATAACGAGCATACTTGGCATATTGAGTATAATCTGCTAATGCTTTTACCGACATATAAATCTCCTTAAACTTTTTTTAATAACTTTAATGAGTCTTGAAAAACGGAAATGTTTTCAGACAACCCTTGGAATCTATTTTTAAGTATAAACTCATATAATTTAATCTTACCAACTACCAATGGCATATTATATTCTTTAATAATTCCATTTTTTATATCTTTTGGTTGCACAGAAAGATTAATGAGTTTGTTATTTCTCTTAAACTTATTTTTAATCTGCTCATTCCCATCTTCTTCCAAAAACTCATTTAAGGTATGTGTACTTATAAGATCTAAACATTTAGTTTTTTTGATTTTCATACTTCTAGAAGACTTCAACCCGTATTTCCTGCGAAAATTCAAAGTAGCATCATAAAATTTTTCTTCATCTTCTTCTAACAACACTTCAACACCTTTACGACTATCACTTATCTGTAATTCCTCAACACAAAAATCTAAAAACGTATCCTTATATTTTTCAACATTTTGTATCGAAGGAATAAAATCGCCATCATCACCTTGACATATTTTTAACAATAACTCTGTTTTTGGGTTATCAGAATTCATAAAAACGCGTTTAATCGGATTATATAAATACACATTTGGTTTCATTTGTAACTGTAAAAAATCCTGATCCGTAGTAATTAGTATTTTATTATATTCATACAATTTTTCATACCCACAAAGAACTCCAGCAATATCATCCGCTTCTGCTCTAGGGTAAGAAATAAACTTAAATGGAAAACTCTTTTTTAGTAACATAAAAAATTCTTCCATTATTTTAAAATACTCTTCATATTTAAACCAATCATCACTTGTACGCTCATCCCTTTCACGATCAACTTTACGATGCGCTTTATAATATTTAAAAATATCCTTTCTCCAATAAGGAGGAGAATCAATGGCAATTACTAATTCAACAGGTTTAAATTCAACTAGATACCAAAATATACGCTCAATAAATCGAAACTTCCACAACTGATATCCTTCTTCTGCTGTATCTTCATTTTTTCTACACGTTTCAATCACGCTTCTAGACATCATCGAAGCGTCTATGATGACAATAGATTCCCTTCCGTTATCTAACATGACTTCTTTGTGAAAAGAAGCAGATTATAAACAGTAATACCAAAAATAAAGGATTTATTCCTTATTTCTTTGGCACTTCATAGAGATAGCGACGTTCAGTGGTTTCATTCATGATATACACCTTTTCTAACTTCTTATCACGAATAAGTTTTCGTCCAGCCTCGCCTACATATCGTCTCCAATGTTGTCCCGGAGCACGATCAATTAATCCTTTATATGCCTCTTCTGTTACAGGTATAATAGGTAGTCCATCATTAGCATCTTTTTCAAATTCCACAACAGCACTCTCAATTACCCCAGACTGATTTAAACTCTCTCGCATATATTCTACTTTAATGACATCTCTATTGTTGTATTCTTCTGTAAATGTTGCCATTTCTTTCAAATCAATAACAGTAGATTCAGTAACTTGCATTCGAGTCCTTTCTATGTAAGTCTCAAGCGCCTCTAAAAGTCCCAATCCCTTCTCGGTAATCTTAAACTGCATTCCATTCTTATCTAGATATCCTTCTGATACCAATCCTTTTAGAGCAGTATAATATCCCATATCTGTCATTTCAATAAACTTATAACCTTCTTCTTTTCGCAAGGTCTGCAAAGTTTCTAAAATAACTGCCTGAATTTTCTCAGTTTGTAGCGTGCTTTCATTTAAGTTCATGATTTTCAACCCCTTATAATATAGTAAAATTTGAACTGCGAATTACATTAGTATTTATAAAAATTAAAATTCAAAGTTATCGTCAATAGTCTTTTCTGTATAATATTCAAAACGACCAACCGGTGTATCTTGAATTTCTACAACATTCTCCGGAACAACTACTTCTTCTGGTTGAGTGTGAATTATTGATGCTAATTCATTTCTATCATAAACGGTATTTGGTATTATCTCGCCATTGACAATACCGCCATCAGGCAATACTCCGTAATTACATACCATCTCGACATCATCCCCTTCTCTAGTTGTAACAGGCCCAGTTTCATAAGATCTGAGCATTTCGGGGACAAGTTTTCCGCCCCTCCATAATGGAATTAAATTATGGGGGAGTAATGCGCTTTCAATTGTTTCGACAATAGGCATCAAAAAGAAGAAACAATATCTCTAAGCATCTGCACAGTGCCATCAACATCAGTCATGGGATCATTTTTTTGAAAATGTTCCTTTAAAAATTGAATTGCGCCCATTCGTCTAAACATAGCTTCTTGTTGTTGTGATTCAGAAAGAACTACTTGTTTATGCTGTTGGGGTTGTTGAGGAGCATTGTTACTAAAAATTTTATCATATGCTTCCGTACATTTTACAAAATTTTTACCACCTTTAGGCTCAACTCCCTGTATCGATTTTTTAGTAACCGTGGTGTTTGATACTTGACCGGAACGCATCTGATCATAAATGTTCATAAAATTTTTAGCAGCCATGTTATACCTCTTTATCTTTATTTATATGCCATTGAATTATATTGTCAAAACTCGCAGCAACAGTTTTAAATTGTGCTAGAGAATACATATAATATTCTTCTTTATATTTTGTATAACTAATTAAATTATCTGTTAACTTCTTTACGCCCATTGGTAAATTCTTTGTTACAACGAATATTCCTTTATTATTTATTTTTATAATCAACACGAAATCTTTTTCTACCGACTTAGAGTCTTCTTCTGCTTGTCTTATCCATTCGTCTAATACTTTAGAAGAACCTTGTATGATATTATGAAAATCTAATTCTTTATATGCTTTACATTCTAATGTCATTGGAAATGCAGAGGGCACAATAATATCTCCTACGACAGATCCTGTGTGGGATTTGTCTTTGCCAGACATTCGGAAACGATTAGAACCTCCATATAACGATCCGGAAAAAGCATTTCGCTCAAATCCATCATGTTTATATAATTCTTTAAATATCCGAACGACTTCGCGCTCCCATGAGCTGCCCTTATTTTTTCCGTTTACACCCATTCACATATTTAGCAAAACATTTTAAAAATTAAGCGGCTCCGCCACCTCCAGCTATACCACCACCCATCTCATTCCCAGCACCCGTACCAGCACCAGTGCCTCCTAATTCAGCGCCCATAGGGGCTCCAAATCCTGCTCCTCCGCCCATGTCAGGTGGCATACCGCCCATCATGTCCATGCCAGCACCAGCGTCTCCTCCTGCGCTTCTCTTCCTCTTTTCTTTAATATTTGCCAGTACCTTATCATAAAGGTATTTTGCGGGAGTAATTTTT